GGATAATATACCACGAAAATAGGGCGGGGGAAGATGCTCATTCCCGCCGCAGGGAGGTGTACATATGCCAAACGGATATCAGTTTGACCTGCCTCTATTTTGCTCTTATTGCAAAAATTTTGAGGCAGAAGTAGCAAGGCGCGAGTGCACATGTCTGGGCGATGAGCGCCCCAAATATATGAATACGATCAGGTGTGAGCACAGGGCATTATGCGAGGGCACGTTTGATAATATCTATAATGCCATATCGGCTATGTGTAAAAACCTTGATTTGAATTTAGTGGAGAAAAATTATGACTAATGGAGATGTAATTAGAAAAATGACAGATGAGGAATTGGCACATTTCCTTGCACAAGTCGGCGCGAATGTGTATAGGGCTGAATCTGATATTATTGCATATCGTGCGGATGATGTGGCAGATGCGCTTGAGTGGATTTCTATGGAAACTCAATTAAAATTTGGATGTGATGATTGTCTTTGCAGGGATTGTCTGGAAAATTGCAACGAGAATTCAGACGGATGCTGTTATACATGCTGCAAGGATTCGGATGAATGTAAACCGATATGCCGGTGTCCATTTGGGTGGTATCACGATAATTAAAATTTAGGAGTGGTGAATATTGAAAAGAATTTTAGATGCATGTTGCGGAAGTAAGATGTTCTGGTTTGAAAAAGATAATCCGGATGTAGAATTTTGCGACATACGTGAAATGGAACGGACTGAATATTACCCAGAAAGGTACATAGAAATAAGTCCTGATACGGTATGTGATTTTACAGATTTGCCTTTTCAGAGCAACAGTTTTTATCTGGTGGTATACGATCCGCCGCACTTAGAATATGCCGGCGATACGTCAATCATGGCTTTAAAGTATGGGAAGCTAAAGGGAGACTGGAAAGCAATGCTAAGTAAAGGTTTTGACGAATGCATGAGAGTGTTGAAACCAAACGGTGTATTGATTTTCAAGTGGAGCGAGATACAGTTCCCGTTGAGCGTAATCCTTCCTCTTTTCAGCCAGAAGCCACTATTCGGGAATCGCTGTCGAAAGAGAGGAAATAAAACACATTGGTTATGCTTTATGAAAGATAACTAAACTGAAATTTAACTGAATAAATGAAAGGAGGCCGGAGCCGCTGGCCAGCGTAAAAGGATATCCTGGCTCCTTTCAAGAATGGAGCATAAAAGAAAAATCAAGTGTGAACTGTATAGGGATAGTATGCAGAATTATAAGAAATATGCGATACCACCAGCACAACTGATTATTGCGGATGTGCCATATAATATTGGAAAAAATTTTTATGGTAGTAATCCAAGCTGGTATGTGGGAGGAGATAATAGAAATGGAGAAAGCAAGCTTGCAGGTAAGGCAGCGTTCCATTCTGATTTCAATTTCAATTTGTATGAGTATTTTCATTTCTGCAGCAAAATGCTTAAAAAGGACGATGCAAAGCCGGTGGCAAGAGGAAGGAGTAGTAATTCTCCGTGTATGATTGTATTTTGTTCGTTTGAGCAGATACAGACGCTTATCAAGGCTGCAGAAAAGCATGGGTTTATCCACTACATACCGCTTGTATTCTGTAAAAATTACAGCCCACAGGTGTTAAAAGCAAACATGCGTATAGTCGGCGCTACAGAGTATGCACTTGTGCTTTATCGTAACAGACTTCCAAAATTCCGTAACGGAGTGCAAACGGATGAGAATGGAAAGAATATTCCGGGGACTGGGAGGATGATTTTCAACTGGTTCAACTGGGAACGTGATGAAAAAGATATACCGAAAATTCATCCAGCGCAGAAAAGCATTAAAGTCCTTAAGCGGCTGATTGAGATTTTTACAGACCCGGGAGATGTAGTCATAGACCCATGTGCCGGTAGTGGATCAACTCTTAGAGCGGCGGCAGAACTTGGTAGGAGTGCATACGGGTTCGAAATTGATCGCACTTTTTATAAAAGAGCGCGAGAAGAAATGCTCGCGTTTGATGTAAAGGAACAAATGAACTTGTTTGATTTTATATAAGTCAAGTAAACGGGGATTTAGAGGAGGACTTATGAGTAAGAGAGCCAACAAACAAAACCGGGTGAGGGCGCAGCTGCGTCCCCACAAGAGGGATGTATACAAGACTGTACCACAAAAAAAGTAATATAGAGCGGGCCGCAGATCAGCGGTCCGTGAAAAAAATAAGAACTGGTGTGCGAATATAAAAAATAAGCGGCAGAGCATCCGACCAAAGACTCTCTACCGCTACACATTAACCTGGGAGTATTATACCATACACTGACCTCCCAGGGCAACAAAATAACGGAGGTAAATTATGGATAATATCAATATCAAAAAGCAGGTAAAGGATAACATACTGATGTTTGTAGCGGACGCAGTGGACAAGCCGACATTACAGATGCTGGATATAGCAATCGACGCCGAATTCGTAAAGGTTGAGATGCGAGAGATCACTACACTGCCGGCAACAGTGGAGCGCACGATCGATGAGGAGAATAAACGGATCCTCAATCTGTTTGCATTTAAAAAGGCGGACCTGGCCGAAGGCACACTGCAGGCATATCTGGGAGCGATACGGCGCCTGCTGACAACGGTGGACAAGGTGCTGACGGACATGGACAGCATAGATATTAACTATTATCTCCGCCAGTATGAGCGGGGACGCGAAAAGAAAAACCAGGCCAGCACGGTCAATAACGAGCGGCGCTTCCTGTCCGCATTTTATACCTGGATGCGCCTGGAAAAGATGGTCGCCGAGAATCCGGTCGAGTCCATCCCCGCCAAAAAGGTGATCCGCAAGCCAATAGATCATTTCGCGGCCCAAGATATCGAGCGGCTGCGCGAGGGATGCGTAGGCAGGACTGGCTTGCGGGATCGGGCGCTGATCGAGGTGCTGCGTAGCACCGGAGCCAGAGTCGGGGAGATCGTGGGGATCACGCAGGACATGGTGGACTGGTCAACCGGCGACATTATGATCATCGGCGAAAAGGGAGGCCGGTACCGTGCAATATACCTGGATGTGCCAGCACGCTACCACCTGCGCAAGTACCTGGATAGCCGCACAGATAGTAATCCGTCGCTGTTTGTCTCCACCAAGGCACCATTTGCCACCTTACAAAGGGACGGAATCCGGGCAGCCTTAAAGGTCATAGCAGGGAGGGCCGGCGTCACCTGCAGGGTTTATCCGCATAAGATGCGCAAGACACTGGGCATGGATCTCAAAAACAAGGGCGTTGACATCGGCACGATCCAGGAGATACTGGGACACGCCAGCCCGGCGGTCACGGCGGAGTATTATGCCGAGAGCACACCTACAACGCTGCGCGGAGTGCGCGAGCGTGCCGCATAAAGGAAAGGAGAGGCAAGTATGTTTAAAGAGGATTTTACACGGGAGTGGGAGCAGATGCAGGCGGCCTTTGATGTGCTGGCATCAGGACGGGGGCATATCGATCGAGTTCGGGTCCATGGAAAGTATAAAAAAATGACCGTGGAGGGCCCGAAGAAACATCAGCAGGGACCGGCAGTTGACAATCCATTTTACTTTTTAAAGAGATAGGGGGACATATGGAGGACAAAAATATTTTAAGGCAGCTCTCATCTCTTCATCGCGAGCTGGATGCAGAGGAGCGCCGGATCGCGCAGGAGGAGGCAGAGCTTAAAGCAATGACTCCGACAAACAGAGAGGTAACGGATGTGGTCACTCGGGGCCGTCGAGGTAAAAAGCCGCTGGGAGTGTGCACGATCAGAGGAGACAATGACCACAGCGCCATAAATAAAAAGCGCAACCGGATCCGGGAGCGCAAGGCAAAAAAGGAGCTGCATGTTGTCGCATTGCAGGATATGATCATAGCGGCAGAGGAGTACATATACAGTTTAGAGGACAGTGAGCTGCGCAATATCCTACTGTATTTCTGCATTGACCGCATGAGCTGGCGTGAGGTAGCGCAGGCAATGGGGGAGGGATACACTGCAGAGGCGTGTAAACAAAAATACTCAAGATTTATGCGTGTCAAGTGAAAGTGTCACGTTTGTCACGCTGATCTGTGATATAATTTAAAATGAGAAAAGTGTATCTCAAAAGACAGCCACTTTTACACCTCCTCCATGGGGCATCCGGTTTATACTGGGTGCCCTAAAAAATAACATTGACAATTCAGAACATTTGTTCTATTATGATATATAAGAACATATGTTTGCAATTGAGGGAATATATGAAACAATCATCAGAAAGACAAAATCAGATATTGGAGTTTATAAAAGAGTTCATGTGCGAACATAGCTATTCTCCTACTGTCAGAGAAATTGGTATTGGTGTTGGATTAAACTCAACCTCTACAGTTGTGATGCATTTAATTAGCATGAAAGAGAAAGGCTTGATAACGTACAATAATGAAAGCCCCCGGACAATTGTACCGAAAGGATGTATCGTGAGCTTTAAGAGCGCCTGAAATAAGGGCGCTCATTTTATTTGTAAATCGAAACGATTGAGAGGTGGTGATCTTGCCAAGAGGGAGGAGTCCAAACCGAGATAAAGCCTTTGAAATATACAAGGAGCACGGCGGTAAAATTACAAACCGGGAAATCGCAGCCCAACTGAACGAAGACGAAAAAGTCATCGCCGTATGGAAGAGCCGCGATAAGTGGAATGTTGTACAACAAACGGATAAGAAATGTTGTACAACAAAAAAGAGAGGCGGGCAGCCGGGAAACAAGAATGCTGTCGGCCATGGCGGTACTGGACCGCCCGGTAATAAGAACGCCGTAAAGCATGGTGTATATGAGACAATCTATTTAGAGGCCCTTCCTCCAGAGGAACGGTCTATTTTCGAATCCATCCCGAGCACGGACGAATTGGACGGAGAAATTCGGATCATGCGCCTAAAGCTGGCACGCCTGATCGGGCGCAATAAGATCAAGACGTATGATATGTATGGTAACGAGCATAAACGGGAAATAACAGAAGCCGAACGCGAAAAGGGAATACTAGAAGTCACGGCAGAGCTGCGAAAGTTGATTAAAACAAAGAAACAGATCGAAATAGCAGAACAGAAAGCTGGCATCGGGGAATCGGAAGAGACAGAGGATGACGGATTCATGGCTGCGCTGGCTGGCACAGCAGCAGAGGACTGGGAAGATGAAGAGTAAAAGACAGATATTTCGCTTCAAGCCATTCTCCATTAAACAGCGCAAAGTCCTTAATTGGTGGTGTGATACATCTCCGGTAAAGGATAAAGATGGGATCATAGCAGATGGCGCGATCCGATCCGGAAAAACGGTCTGCATGTCATTATCCTTTGTGTTTTGGGCTATGGCCAATTACTCCGATCAAAACTTTGCTATGTGTGGTAAGACCATCGGGAGCTTCCGACGCAACGTACTGATGATCCTCAAACTGATGCTTCGGAGCCGAGGTTTCCAGGTCATTGATCACCGAGCGGATAACCTGGTTGAGATCAGCCGGAATGGAGTTATCAATCACTTTTATATCTTCGGCGGGAAAGACGAAAGCTCGCAAGACCTGATCCAGGGTATCACTCTTGCGGGGGTGTTTTTTGATGAAGTGGCATTAATGCCGGAGTCTTTCGTCAACCAGGCAACTGGCCGATGCTCTGTCGACGGATCAAAATATTGGTTTAACTGTAACCCAGACGGACCGTATCATTGGTTTAAACTTAACTGGCTGGATAAGGCAAAGGAAAAGAACCTGCTTGTCTTGCATTTTACAATGGAAGACAATTTAAGCCTGTCAGAGCGTATAAAGGAGAGATACCGGAACATGTACACCGGTGTCTTTTTTAAACGTTACATCCTTGGACTGTGGGCCATGGCAGAAGGCATTATATACGACATGTTTGATACAGGAAAGCATGTCAAAAAAACAATCGATAATCTTCTGCCATCCGGCCGCTATGTCAGCGTTGACTATGGTACACAAAATGCAACGGTTTTCCTTTTGTGGAACAAAGGGATTGACGGTATTTGGTACTGCATACGTGAGTATTACTATTCCGGCCGAGACAAAGGCGCGCAGAAAACTGATGCAGAGTATGCGGATGATTTAAAAGAGTGGCTGGATGGGACAAAGATAAAGGCTGTTATTGTTGACCCGTCCGCGGCCTCATTTATCGCAGAGCTGCGGAAATGCGGATTCAATGTTATAAAAGCAAAAAATAACGTTGAGGATGGAATACGGATTGTAGGAACGCTGCTCAATCGTGGAAAGATAGTATTCGGAGAGGACTGCGTTAATACCATAATGGAATTTGCATCCTACATATGGGACGCAAAGGCGTCTGAACACGGTGAGGATAAGCCGATAAAACAGCATGACCATGCAATGGATGCAGTACGATATTTTTGCTATACGATACTTAATAACAACGTTGCACGGATCCGGAATAAAGCAAAGGCCGGATTTTATTAGGGAGGTGAGAACGATGCATGTATTTACAATGCCGGCAGCGGAGTGGGATGAACTCAATATAGATAAGCAGGTGATCCGTCATCTGATTTTAAAGCACAGGGAAGACGTCCGGCGCATGAAAAAGCTTAAAGATTATTATGAGGGCATGCATAAGATACTGCTGGACGAAGAAAGAGAAAATAAACTGGTCTGCAATCACGCCAAGGATATCAGCGATACGGCCAGTGCTTACTTTATCGGGAATCCGATATCATATAACAGCGAGTCGGATATCAAAGACTTGACGGATGCCCTGGAATACGCAGGAGCGGATGAAGTGGACGGAGACAATGGCCTGGACTTGTCCATCTATGGGCGGGCGTATGAGTATATTTATACAAAAAAAGACGAAACCGATCTCTCCATAAAGAATTTATACCCAGAAAATACATTTATTGTCTATGATGACAGCATAGAGCAGAATGAACTCTTTGCTGTCTATTATTATGCCATGGTGGATTCCAGGGATAAAGACAGAACGGTATTCGCGGCAACGGTCCTGACGGAAAATTATCAGTATGTCCTGAATATCGATGATACCGATGAGGTGCAACCAGTAAATGAGCGGCCGGCTAAGCACTTTAAAGGCGAGATTCCGGTGATCGAATATCTCAACAATAAACTGGCTATCGGTGACTATGAGTTGCAGATCCCGCTGATCGATGCGTATAATGCGCTTATGTCAGACCGTGTGACAGACAAGGAACAGTTCATCGACTCGATATTGGCCCTTTACGGAGCCCTGATCAGCGATGAAGATGCATCCGAAGATGGTGACGGTAATGGTAATTGTGAGTCCATGAAACGCCTGAAAAAAGATAAAATGGTCGAACTCCCAGAAGGATCAAAGGCTGAATACTTGACCAGAACATTTGATGAATCAGGTGTTGAAATCCTGAAAAAGGCCATTGAACAGGATATCCACAAATTTAGCCATATACCGTGTATGACGGATGAAAGCTTTGGGGGTAATATATCCGGTGTGGCAATGGAGTTTAAACTTCTGGGCATGGAGAATATCACTAAGATCAAAACGCGATATTATAAAAAGGGGTTGCGTAAACGGCTCCGGATATTTGCGAATTTTCTTAATACGCGATCTGGCACAAGGATTGACATTGCAGGGATAACACCGACATTTACCCGTGCACTGCCCAAAAATCTGCTGGAGATCAGCCAGATTGTAGCAAACCTGTGGGGAAAGGTAAGCAAAAAGACTCTGCTGTCCCAGGTGCCGTTTGTGGACGATGTAGGCGCAGAACTGGAAGCAGTAGAGAAAGAAGCTGCGGAAGCGTTAAAACAGCAGCAGTCCTTATTTGGCTTGGGAGCCAACACGCCGCCAGATGACGATCCCAAAAAGGATGATATAAATGAGTGATTTATCCTACTGGGAGCGCCGCAAGGCGCAGAGAATGTTTGAGTATATGGAAGAGGCTGAAAAGGCCGCCGCGGAGATCAGGAGTGTCTACCTTAAAGCCTCAAGGTATATCAGCCTTGAACTGGACCAGATATTCGGGCGCTACCGGAATAAACACGGGTTATCCGAAACCGAGGCAAGAAGGCTGATAAATACGTTGCATGATAAAACCTCTATCAAAGAGTTAAAGGAGGCTCTGCGGGGCAATAACGCAGCCAAGGACATACTGGCAGAGCTGGAAAGTGCTGCATATCGGTCCAGAATGGAGCGATTAGAGCAGCTGCAGGAACAGTTGGACCACACTATGCAAACGGTGTACCAGCAAGAGAAACTGCAGAGCACAAGCCATTATGTCGATCTTGCCGGAGAGGCTTATTATAAATCCATCTATGACATACAGAGGCGCACTGGATATGGATTCAGTTTTGGTATGATCGATCCAAAAACAATAGAGCGCGTCATAAACAGCAAATGGTCCGGCGCCAATTACTCCACACGTATCTGGCATAATACAAGTGCGCTTGCCAAGAATCTAAAAGAGGAGATGCTTGTCAATCTGATTTCCGGACGTACTGACCGGGAAGCAGCAGAGATAATCCAATATCGGTTTGCCAGCGGGGCCAGCGAGGCGCGACGCTTAGTCAGGACAGAGAGCTGCAACCTGGCAAACCAAATGGAGATGGAGTCATACAAGGAATGCGACATTGAGTATTATCGATATGTTGCAACCTTGGACCTGCGAACGTCAGAAATTTGTCGGCAGCTGGATGGAAAGCGCTTCCCGGTGTCAGAGCAGCAGCCGGGGATTAACTGTCCCCCTATGCATCCCTATTGCAGATCTACCACTATCTGCGACATATCGGATGAGGAACTGTCGCAGATGAAGCGCAGAGCCAGGGATCCGGTTACAGGTAAGACACATACTGTTCCGGCCAGTATGACATATGAGCAGTGGTATAAGCAGCACGTGTCAGTGAATCAGGCCGCACAACTAAACGAAAAGAAATTGAAGAATCTGTCTGTGGACCGGCGTCAGTATGCACAGTACCGGGAACGCCTGGGAGATAAGTATCTCCCCAAGTCACTAGATGACTTCCAGAATCTAAAATACGGGCAGGGGGATGAATACGGAATACTAAAAGCCCAAGCGAAAGGTATGTCTTATTATGACAAGGCAGTACGACTTGAACCGGGCATAACCAAAGATGTGAAAGCTGTTGCTGAACGTTGTGGAATGGACGTGGCAGGAATAGAATATCGTATAAAATCGAAAGATTCATATCTTGAGAAAATTCGTAGAAAATATAATCCTTCCGGAAATCAGTATGAAGTCAAAGATATCATACGATATACATATACAGCTCCACCGGAAGAATTGGTGAAAAAAACAAAGAAAGCGATTGAGATGCATTCGCAATCGGGGTATAATACTATTGAGGTGAAGAATTCCTGGATTGATCCTTCAAATGCTTATAATGGAATAAATACCACTCTGCGTTCTCCAGATGGCCAGGCATTTGAACTACAATATCATACAGCGGAAAGTTTTGAATTGAAAAATGGAAGCATGCATGAACTGTACGAAAAGCAAAGACTAATCAAAGATAAGGACAGTCAGGAATATATATCTTTAGAAGATGAAATGTTTGAACTGTCAGAGGGTCTTGAAGTCCCGATAGGGATAGAGGAGATAAAAAATGTCAGATAGAACGAGGTATTTAAGATTAACGGATTATGATAATAGAGGTACCATTCTAAAGCAGGAAGGACGAATGTTTTTTCGATATAGTTCCGGTGAATGGGTACGAACGGGGATTGGAATTGGGTATTTTTATCCGGATGCCCCTGAATATGAATGCTATGAAATTATTTCGAGTGAAAAAGCAGAGGAGTTAATAAACGCACTGTAATACCGCCAACCAGTAAATGTTGGCGGTATTTTTATATGCTGAATGAGGAGGTGATACCATGGCAACATCCGTACAAATTACAATGATTATCTGCTTAACACTCATTGTTTTATCTTTGCTGGATAGGAAAAGCAGGAGGTGATCCCTTTATCTCCCTTTGGGCGGCGGGGTGAAGCGGCTCATAGTCCTAAAAAGTTGTAGGTTAGTCATAGATTAGTCTTAAGCACGCAGGTTATCCTGGGTGTTATTTTTATGCTCCGAAACGAGGATAAACTACAGTAACGGCCTGGGCGATGAACGGGCTGGGGCGGAAAGGAAAACATGAAATATATCAATAACTATTATGGACAATCAAAAATATTCAATCGGTGTAAACTTCCGATGATGCTGCAATTATTCGCGGATGGAGACGGCGCCGGCGCTGGTGGCGAAGGTGGCGGAACCGGGGAAGACGACAGTGTTGAAAACGATAAGCCGAAATCCTTTGATGAAATCTTAGGAGATAAGGAGTATCAAAAAGAGTTTGACCGAAGGATGCAGAAAGCGATTGATACCGCCGTAAAGAACGCGCAAGAAAAATGGCAGGTATTAACGGATGACCGTGTGTCCGAAGCCGAGAAACTTGCAAAAATGAATAAGGATGAGCAGGCAGAGTATCGTAGGCAGAAGCACGAAAAAGAGCTTGCAAACCGCGAGGCAGCCATCACAAAGCGCGAACTGATGGCAGAAGCTAAGATCACTCTGGCCGATAAAGACCTTCCGGTTGAGTTGGCAGATATACTTAACTATGTGGATGCAGATACCTGCAACAAGTCTATTGCAGCTCTTGAAAAGGCATTTAATAAAGCGGTCGAAACAAAAGTACAGGATCGTCTTAAGGGAAGCGATCCCATAACAAAAGCCAAAGAACAAGCTATAACGGCTGCCGAATACCAGAAGATGGGGTATGCGGAAAGGCTGAAACTGAAAACAGAAAATCCGGATCTGTTTAAACAGCTGTCCGGGAATTAAGAAAGGGGAATTTGAATTATGCCAGGTACAATTTTTGGTTTACCTTTTGATGAGGAATTATTTTTACAGATGTATGCAGAGGCACCTGATCCGTATTTAACTGCAATGATCGACTCCGGTGCGGTGGTGTCTGATCCGGTGATCGCCGGAATGATCCAGAATAACGGAAATATTTATACAATTCCGTTTTATGATGTACTGGATGGAGATGATCAGAATTACGACGGTCAGACAGATATCACGGTATCCGAAACCAGCGGTGGATTCCAGACCGGCGTGGTATACGGCCGTGTAAAAGGATTTTTTGCCCGCAACTTTACGGCCGAGCTTTCCGGCGCCGACCCAATGGGTCACATCGTGAGAAGCACAGCGAGGTATTGGCAGAAGAAACGCCAAACAAGATTAATCGGTATACTTGGCGGCGTATTCGGCATCACCGGTGCATCCGGGAATGCTAAGAAATGGACATCACACACGCTTGACTTAAGCTCAAGCACGGCAACGGCCAGGGCAATCGAGGAGACCGACTTGAACGACCTGGCAACCGAAGCATGCGGAGACCATAAAGATCAGTTTTCCCTTGTTATCATGCATTCGAACGTTGCAAAAACGCTGGAAAATAAGCAGCTGTTAGAGTATTGGAAATATACAGATGCTAATGGAATCCAGCGGCGAATGAACATTGCATCGGTTAATGGGTATACGGCAATTATCGATGATGGTGTTCCATGCGCTGCAGTGGGCGGAGATGGGGCCAACAAAGATCTCAAACAGTACACTACTTATCTGCTGGGAAATGGCGTAATACGTACCGCAAAAGGCCGGGTGGATGTTCCAGTGGAAACAAACCGTGACGCAAAGAAAAATGGTGGACAGGACGAACTTATCACAAGGATGAGGGAGACCATGCATCCAAACGGATTTAGCTTTAAGGTACCGTCTTCCGGCTGGACACAGTCTCCGACCGATGCACAGCTCTTTGCAACTGCAAATTGGGAAATCAAGCATGATCCCAAAGCTATTCCCATGGCCCGCCTGATCACAAACGGTTAATGTTGATATGGGAGAACTCGAAAAAATAAAACTGCTGACCGGCGAGACGAATACCGATCTGCTCAATGCTCTCCTGGAAGACGCAAAAGAATATGTGCTGTCATATACAAACCGCACAGTACTGATCCCGCAGCTGGAGAAAACAGTTCGGGATCTGGCTGTGGTTGCCTACAACAGGCTGGGAACAGAAGGAGAGACCGGGCGGAGCGAGGGAAAAGGATCATATACATTTGATGCGGCGCCCAAACAGATCTATGATATCCTAAACCTCCATCGGCTTGTACGTGTGGGAGGCAAAGCACATGAATATAAAGAGAAGTCATCTTAAAGAATATTTCCATAGGGACGCGATACCGGCAAAGGACTCCGAAGGAGGATCATATACAGAGTATGGTCCTCCCTCCTCTTTTATGGCGGAAGTGTGGCCTGCCGGCGGGAAGGTGCAGGCGGAAATGTATGGGCAGCGGTTGACACATATATATAACTGCCGCATACAGGGAAAATACCAGACACGTACGGAGAACGGGATCGTCCATTATGATTTCGACACATTTTCAGTGGTTGAAAGGGATGGCATATGTCTTTTTGTGCCGCCAGAGGCAGACCCGGATTATAAGGTCATATCCGTATATCCATATACGCCGCTGTACCTCGAAATGGAGAAGATATGATAAAGGGGACAAAGAGCCTGAATAGTAAGCTGAATAAACTGGCGGATGTGATCGCAAAAGAGAACATCGGGAGAGCTACTGGGAATGCGGTGAAGATTGTCCAGGCCGAAGCAAAATTGCTGTGTCCTGTAAATAATGGAGAGCTGCGAAATAGCATCCATACCATGGTCGAAGAGAGCGCGGATAAGACGGTGGGGATCTGCTATACAAATAAAGCGTATGGGATATTTGTGGAATTTGGCACTGGCCCGCGAGGTGAAGCGGATCATGCAGGAATATCGCCAGCTGTAACACCGGTGTACAGCATGGCACCGTGGTGGATCCATGAGAGCCAAATTGATAAAGCGGATGCAGAACGCTATCATTGGTTTTTTATAGATACGCCGGAAGGGCGCTTTTACCAATGCAGCGGGCAGCCGGCCAAACCGTTTATGTATCCGGCCCTGAAAGATAATGAGGAGCATGTGACTCGCAATATAAGCAATTATATCCAGCGCAAAATAAAGGAGGCTATGCAGCAATGATCAATGTAAAGGATCAAATATATGCGGCGCTGTCTGCTGTATTCCCAAATACATCAGATGCGTATCCTAAAAGCTGGGCGGAATTCCCGGCGGTCCAGATCACGGAAGAGGAAAACAGCGTGGCCGAGTGGGCCGACAATCAGGAGCAAAAGGCGTATATCCGCTATCGGGTGGATATATGGCATAATAAGAGCACATCGCTTCCGGCTTTAAATGTGGATGCAGCGATATCTGCTTTGGGACTCCGGCGGACGGCGTGCCAGGACGTGGAAGACCCTGCCGGCTGGAAGCATAAAATGATGCGGTATGAGGGCATTGTGGATGTTCGCACCGAACAGGTGTATCAAAATTATTAAGGAAAGGATGAGAAGAATATGTTAGCGAATGGAATAGAACTTGGGTATAAAGAATCTTCCGCCAGCACCTACACGAATCTGACGGGATTGAAAGAGGTTCCGGAGCTGGGCGCAGACCCGGAAAAAGTAGAAAATACACCGTTGTCTGCCAAAAATAAGATGTATGAGTTTGGTATTGGAGACCCGGGAGACTTGGCCTACAAATTTATTTATAGCAACGGCGTAGACTCCTCCTACAGGAAGCTGCGAGAGCTGGCCGACGCCGGAAAGGCTGTATCGTTTGAGCAGAAACTACCTGACGGCACAAAGTTCCAGTTTGATGCTATGTGCAGCGTAAAATTGGGTGGCGGCGGAGTCAATGCAGCGTTGGAATTTACGCTGAATCTGGCACTGCAGAGCGAAGAGATAACCATTGTGGATCCAGCATAAGCAAGGAGGAAGAAAATGGGATTTAACGGATTAGATGAAGATGAAGAAACAGCGGATATGCAGGAAAAAGTAATCGATATGGCAAAGGAGTCTAAGAGCCGCCGGAAAGCATTTGCTTACTGGTGTGTGGGCGGAGAGGAGCATAAGCTTAAGCTCAAAACTCCCACGGTTTGCCAGCTTGAGGAAAAATTTAAAGGAAACCTTCTCAACATACTTACCGGATCCGGCATCCCTCCGCTCACCATTATGCTTACTGTCATTCAGGGCGCCATGAAAGAGTGGGAACATGGCGTGAAGTATGCGGATATCCAGCGCATGTTTGACCAGTACTGTGATGAGGGCGGGACGCAGCTGACATTGTTTATGGATGTTATCATGCCTCTGATGTCGGTATCCGGTTTTTTTACGGATGCGCAGACGGAGATCATGCAGGACAAGATGCAGGAAGCAAAGGAACTCCTGTAGACCTTACGGAAGTGATCTCTGATCTGTATCCGGTCGCTTTGGATAATGGCATGAGCAGCGCGCAGTTTTGGGACAGCACAATGGGCGAGATCATGGATTACATAGAGAGCCGGTACCGCCAGGATAAACAGAAGTTGAAAGAGAAAATCCTTTTATACTATGCCCTGGCGGACCGAATCGGATTGTATGTCGCCAAGGTGGTAGGCGACAGCAACAATGAGATCGAGATCCCACAGCCGTGGGTAGCCTTCCCGGATTTGTTTATGGATGAAAAAACGGCAGCGGAAGAGAAAAAGCGGCAGCATGAAATGGAGCTTTACAAGGCAAAGATGATTGACTATGCGTTGCGGCATAATAATCTGTGCAAAAAGGATTGATAATGATTCAGCATCACTGTATAATTATGGTAAATATAATATACGGGGGTGTGAATTATGGCATTGATAAAATGTCCTGAATGTGGGAAAAGCGTGAGCAATACAGCTGATAGCTGCCCAAACTGCGGATACAATTTACGTAAATATGCAAAGTCAACAAGGATCAAAAACGAGTTAAAACCATTGAGGATTGTGGTTGGTATACTATCAATAGTTCTGATGGCAGCAATTTACATATCAGCATTTCAACATGGAATTGGAAATATTCTGAAGGAAGGATCTGCAGTTAATGGAGAAATCATTTTTATTATTTCTACGTTGATGGGAATTTCTGGGTTAGCTGTGATAATGACTCTGAATTCTAAAAAATACTATTATATATATGCCGAAGGAGTGGTGTATACGGTATGCTTGTTGATTTACATGATTAATAGCAAACCAAAATTCAATTTATTTTCACCGTGGCCTCTGGCTATATGCTTTTCGATGATAGTATGTGGCATTTCTGTAAATAGCATTAAGGCAAACAATAAAAATAATAGTCAGGATTAGGGAAAAACGAATAAAAAGTCTGTTGAAAAATCTGAAATGAAAGATGCATACAAGGGGGTTTTTAAACATTAAGATTCATGGCCACTTACTTCGGTAAGTGGTTTTTATTATGTCTAAAATTAGAAAGGGGGTGAGCATATGCCAAACAGTGGCATGACATTGGAACGATTGCAAGTCATTGTTGAAGCAATTACGAAACCATATAAGGACGCGATGAATGAGGTGCAGCAAAAGACAACGCAGACAACGCAGCATGTTGAAAAGCAGACTTCCAGAATAAAAAACGCTCTAAAAAAGATTGGTGCTGTGGTTGCAGTTGTTTTCAGCGTTGCGGCGATAGTAAACTTTGGAAAATCCTGCGTGCAACTGGGATCAGACCTGGCGGAAGTTCAAAATGTGGTTGATGTGACATTTGGTAGCATGTCATCCAGTGTAAATGCCTTTGCCAATGATGCCATAGAGCAATTTGGCCTGTCGGAAACGATGGCTAAAAAGTACATGGGTACATACGGCGCTATGGCAAAGGCTTTTGGATTTGGAATACAACAGACATATGACATGTCTGCAGCGATAACAGGATTAACTGGTGATGTGGCATCGTTTTATAATTTGAGCACAGATGAAGCTTATACAAAGCTCAAGAGCATATTTACTGGGGAGACCGAGAGTCTAAAAGATCTTGGTGTTGTTATGACGCAGACTGCCCTTGATCAGTATGCACTTAACAATGGCTTTGGCAGGACAACGGCAAAAATGACGGAACAGGAAAAAGTCATGCTTCGGTATCAGTTTGTCATGTCTCAACTGTCGGATGCATCCGGGGACTTTGCAAGGACCAGCGGGGGATGGGCAAACCAGGTTAGAGTCCTGTCTTTGCGATTTGATCAGTTAAAAGCGACCATCGGGCAGGGACTAATAAACGCACTTACGCCTGTGATCCGTGTTATTAATGCGGTGATCGCGCGACTGCAGGTGTTTGCAGAGTACTTTCGCGCATTAACAGCGGCCCTGTTCGGAAATAATGGATCATCCGGCGGATCCATGAGCAACGCCGCTGATGCTGCCGGCAGTATTGCATCCAGCATGGGCAGCGCTGCTGGAGCGTCAAAAGAACTCAAGCGTAACCTGATGGGATTCGATCAGATCAACCGAATATCAGATAATTCTGCGGCATCTGGATCATCTGGTGGGGAGATAGGGGGAATCGGATCTTTAGATTTTGGCAGTGGAAATAAGATTGATTTCAGCAATATTATCGACACCTCTGCAGTCGATGAAGTGTTAAAGAAAATTCAGCCTTTGACATCTGCCATGTCTCATTTATGGGAAGCGTTGAAGCCGTTTGCGAGTTCAATCGGAAAAGGACTGTTGAAATTTCTTGGAGATTTTCTCGGATTTGCAATTGACGTTGGAAATTATATTATAGCCCCGATATTAAATGCAATCGCAGACGCTATTGAGGATATAAGCCCAGAACAGGCGGAAGACATTGGGTATGGACTTGGCATATTAGCTGCAGGATTACTGGCCATAAAGGCGGCAGGATCAGGAGTAGCATTTATTGGTACATTGGCATCCTTTTTAGGTAGTATTTCTGCTTTTGTGAGCGCTGGTGGATGGGGGCCTGTATTTGATGTTATCGGCAATGAAATAGCAGATAAATTTGATGAGGCAATCAGAAAAATACTGCCTGAAAAGGTGGTTGAAACACTATCACATGCAATTGGTGACGGTATTGTCGGTGCTGGTATAGGATTCTCGTTTGCTGGACCGATCGGCGCTTTGGTTGGATTTCTCGTTGGTGCTTTTATAGGCGCATTAACAGAAGCATTTGATATCGACTGGGGTAAAATTTGGGATGATATTGTAAATAACTTCTTTAATTTCGATTATGCCAATACCTGGTTTGATAAAATGAAGGCAGATTTTGATGCTGCTTTTAAAGCGGAAACTTGGTGGGAAATTGGCGGAAATATTTTGATGGGGATAGCCGATGGTATAACAGGAGCATTGGCATTTTTGTTCGAACCTATATATGATTTTTTTACATGGGTATGGGACAAAATATGTGAACTATTTGGGATACATTCTCCAGCAAAGAACATGGAACCGCTAGGGAAAAACATCATTCTTGGTATAGCGGCCGGGTTCGAAAAGGCGTTCTCTTTTTGGTGGGATTTGTTAAAATCATGGGGAACAGATACTTTGAATTTCTTAGGGTCAAAAATACCTGGATTTGAAAAGGTATTTAAGGGGCTGACTGATTTCATATCGGGCGTATTTTCCGGCGATTGGCGTAAAGCCTGGACAGGTGTAAAAAACATATTCGGCGGGATCATGGACGGATTGGGCGCTCTGATCAAGGCTCCACTTAATGGTGTTATCGGCCTGGTAAATGGTGTTATTGGTGGGCTGAATAAAATAAAGATTCCTGATTGGGACTTCCTTGGAGATCTTGCCGGTAAAGGCTTTAATATCCCGAAAATCAACTATCTGGCAAAAGGCGGTGTGGTCGCATCTCCGACCATGGCAATGATCGGCGAGGCCGGGAAAGAGGCGGTGATACCGCTGGAGCGTAATACCGGATGGATGGATAAGGTCGCGCAGCGCGTGAGCCTTTACTCTAACAACGGTGTAACAAAGCAGGAGTTGATGGATGTTATGGTGTATGTATTTAACAAGTACATGCATTTTTACATCGGAGATCAGGATATAGCCCGCCATGCACAAAAAGGGCAAGCAGAGATCGGACGCCGGTATAGCCCGCAAGGCACGTAAGGAGGGCATATGGTAGGTACATTTATGATAGACGGAGTGGAGATCCCCACCCCGTCTTCTTTTACTGCAGGGATCGAGGATATATCCAGCAGTGATACTGGCAGGACCATGGATGGCATCATGCATAAGGACGTTATAGCTGTCAAGGCGACATATGATTGCAGCTGGCAATTGCTCAATTGGGATGATTGTGCCAGGATCCTTAATGCCGTTGATGGTAAAAGCAGGGTGCAGTTTACGTATCCGGATCCGCGCGTGCCGAATGTTTTTGTAACTGGTGATTTTTATGTGGGTAAACGTTCGGCGCCGGCATACGTGCTTGTGGATGGTAAGGAGCGCTGGAAAGGGGTATCTTTCTCATTTGTGGAGGTATAAGGAGGTAATATGTTAAATACAAGTAAAGAATTTGCACAGGCCATAAAAGATAAAAAAACAGCAAAGGCGAAGATCAACGTCATACTGGCCGATGGCACCGAATTAGAGATCGATACTGCCCATATCGCAGAGAATAGTTTCCAGGTCGAGGATGGCACCAGCGGGAGTAATGATTTTCAGATTGGTGCTGCAATTATCAATCAATTTACGGTGCCTTTGAGTAACTTTGATGATAGCTTAAGCAGATATGACTTTACAGATGCAGTCTTATATCCATATGTCGGATATGAGTTATCTGCCGGAACCGAATGGATTATAAAGGGAAAGTACACCGTTGATACAGCCATTGCGCAGGGAAATGCAATACAGATCACAGCCCTGGACAACATGAGCAAGTTTGACCAGTCCTATTCCGACGTCAGCACCGTCTACCCCGCGGACCTGGCCCGGATCGTCCGTGATATCTGCACACACTGCGGGGTGCCGCTTGGGACCACAACGTTTGACAATGCATCATATGTCATACAGACCCGGCCCGCGGACGATGCGCTGAACTGCCGGGAGATGCTGTCCTACGTGGCGCAGATTGCCGGCTGTTATGCCCGGTGCAACGTGGACGGGGCGCTGGAACTGCGGTGGTATAACACGGCGGTATTTGAGCGCGAAGACCACCTGGACGGCGGCCGCTTTGACCGGCAGGATCCGGCCAAGTACATGACCGGGGACGACGTCGACGGCGGCAACTTTACGGACTACAGCAGCGGCGATACATACGACGGCGGGACCTTGGACAATATGTCCAACTACTGGCATATATACAGCCTGTCCAGCCTGACGGTATCGACGGATGATGTGGTGATCACGGGGATCCGGGTGACGGCGGCCGACGGTGACGACGTGGACGGCGAGACGGTGCTATTCGGCAGCGAAGGGTATGTGCTTGAAATAGCGGATAATCCATTAATCCTCCCCGGGCAGGCGCAGGCGGTGGCGGATTACCTGGGGCTCAAGCTGGTCGGAATGCGGTTCCGGCCACTCTCATGCAACGCCTTGGGCAATCCCGCGATAGAGGCCGGGGACTGTGCCTATGTAAGTGATCGCAAGGGCAACAGCTATGCCTGCTATATCACCAACCTGACGTATACCATAGGCCAGTATGAGAGCTTTTCGTGCGACGCAAAAACCCCATCTGCCAACAGTGCTAAACGCTACAGCGAGGCGACAAAGACGGTGGTCGCGGCCCGAAAGGAGATCAAAAAGCAGATATCGGCCTATGATCAGGCGGTGGAGCAGATGGGGCAGCTGATCAGCCAAGGTACCGGCATGTACATGACCAAAGTGGAGCAGGACGATGGCAGCGTGATCTATTACATGCATGATAAGCCGACCATCGAGGAGAGCAGCTACACCTGTTACCGCACGAGCGAGGGGATAATTGCATCGCTGGACGGCGGCGTGACCTGGGCCGTGGACAAAAACGGGAATGCGCTGTTTAATACGATTGCAGCCAGGGGGATCACGGCAGACTGGATCACGGCCGGGACGCTTCAGGGCGTTAAAATAATTACGGATGATCCCACGACGGAGTTCTCTACCGTGATACACGATGGAGGAATAAGCGTCAACGGAACAGCGGGTAAATGTAATTTACTGATATGCAGTGCAACTACTACCTCCACACAGCCGTATAATTATAACTTTGCGATAATGCATATAAAAGGTACGGGCCTTAATTTTGGTTATGATGCTGACCCAGAACGTCCATGGATGCTTGCAAATGCGTATGTCATAGATGGGGATCCGTCTGCGGCAATACGTCATAAATTTTATGGCGTAGAACAGCATAATGGAAACATGGGGAATATACAAACCGGAAGTGTGACTGCGAGCGGAAATATATCAACAAGCGGAAACGTTAACGCGAAACAGTATAAATGGGATGGAGTTAATGGAGTATCAGGATACTTTACCACAACTGACGGTAAAAATGTGTATGTCAATGGCGGTATTGTAACCAACATATTATAAAGCAGGTGAAAACATATGGCAATACAGATGCGACGCGGCCAGCAGACCGACTTTGACCCGGACAAATTGAGTCCAGGGGAATGGGCAGTGAGCTTGGACCGCAAATATATTTACATGTGCTTTGCGCCGGGGGACGTACGGCGAATGAGTACATACGAAGAAATGGTCCAGAACATCCAGGACGCGACTACGGACGTAGCAGCGCAGTTTACCGCGGAGGTCCAGGCGGCCATCCTGGAGGCTTTGCAATCCGCTGCGGATGCGGACCTGTCCAGCCAGGAGGCAGACGCGGCAGCAACACGGGCCAATACGGCTGCGGATCGGGCAAATGGTGTGTCGGATGACCTGATCAGCAAGCGGGATAGCGGCTTTTTTAACGGTCCACAAGGTACACCTGGAGCTGCAGCCACAATACAGGTGGGGACGGTGACGGCATCAGCGCCGGGAGGAGATCCGCAGGTTACAAATGCAGGAACAAGCAGCGCGGCGGTATTTAACTTTGTCATCCCACGTGGAGCGGAGGGGCCTGCGGGTAGCCAGGAGATATTTCAGCTGGCCAGGGCAGACTTTCCGGCAACGGGGCAGCCAGATGCCTTGTATGTAGATATCTCCGCAGATCCGGCGGTGATCTATTACTGGGACGGCGCAGATTATGTGCAAGCCGGTGGTGCCGGAGGAGGCGGCGGGACGTCTGCAGCTGTCGTTACCTTTTTGGTGTCTGGCTGGACGGAGGGGGATAACGGATATACGCAGACCGTAGCGGTGTCTGGATTGACGGACAATGCACAGCCGATTATGCAGTTGCCGTATAACGCAACCACCGCGCAGGCAGCGGTCTGGGAGAGCGTAAAAGCGGCCACGATGTCGCAGGGCCGTGTCACGCTGACGGTGGACAGCCAGCCGGATACGGATTTGGATGTGATCTTACTCAATCTTCCGGCACAGGAGGGGACAGCGGTGGGAGATATTACCGCGTTGAGCCAGCGGATCACCACCGTGTCAGGCCGGGTGGACGCGGCAGAAGAAAGCATTACTCAAATAAATGATAATTTAACGGGATTACTTATAATCAAATATAATCAGGTTAATATAAGCGTTACCGAATCTGGACAGGCAGGCGTTGCTTACGTACCAGTACCAGAAACTCCAGAAGGGTATAGTTTAGTCGGCAGACTACCGTTGTCAGGCACTTACAATATACTCGTTGCCAACTCACAGGAAAGCGTGGCAAATCCTAATACATATCCAGTTAGATATATAGCCTATCAGACTGGCACGTGGCCGATATTGGGAAAGTTTTTTTATGTGAAGAAGAATATTATTAACAGGTGACTAAAGTTTTGTATACTGTACTTTTATACGTGCCTTTAACGGTAGGCTCCAGTTTCCATTTGCGGCAAATATAACTTTTGTCTTAAAAAAATCGCAATATAAAAAGGCGTTGAAATTATTAGGCGCCCAATATAAAACATCAGAAAACGAGTATGATCCGTAGTTTACAGTTTTTGATAAGTGTATGACCTCTTTTATGGGTATACCATGCTCGTATTCGCGCGAGGTGCCGGAACTTAATGGGGATACATCAATAATTAAGCACGTCTCATACACATTTTCGCCGTTAATGGTACCTACCAGTATTTCATTGTTGTGCCACGCCTGCGTGCTGGCAGCAACTAAATTTGGTAAATTATCATTTGAAAATTACGAAATCAAAGCCGAAAGTCCAGAACCCCTTGATTATACTAGGGTTTTTGGACTTTTGTAGTGTTTTAGGTTAAAAACAAATGATAATTTAATGAATTTATTGAAAGTCAGCATTAAAACGTATGCAAATATCAGCATAAGCGGATCCGGCGCGCACAAGTACGCCAAAATCGCGGTAACGACCGATGTCATGCCGTCTGATGCAACGTTTATTGCTGTACAAGTGGTAGATTGGTTTAGTTCAAATCTTCCATTTAACGCCATATTCAGCCAAAGCGAAAGGAATCTGTATATTATAAGTACTTCGGGAATTGATGGTACTATCGGGACTGTAACGGTCCAGTTTGTTTATATGTAAAAGTGCAGTATGTGAAAATTAAGTTTTTGTGTACTGCACTTTAAAATAAGTTTTAACATCACCACTCCAACTGCCAGCACATATCAATTTGATATCTGTTTTGGTAAAATTGCATGCAAGATATTCGGACGTATTCCCCGCCTCCCACCAAAGGATGTCCGAAAATGCGTATGCATTTGAATAGACACATGTTTTATTGATACTTATAATATCTCCAATTGGTATATTATGTTTAATTGATTTTGTTGTGTTGGCTGTTAAATGATCACCATAGATTGATATACATTTTTCATACAAAGTTTTGCCATCAAATGTTCCGATAGCTATTTCGTCCCCATGCCACGGCTGAATAGGAGCCGGAATATCATTTAAATTATCATTTAACCGAAAAACGGCGCCGGCGGCCGACAGCCGGGAAAGGAGATTTTTGAATGGCAGGAATTAACCAAGTAATTACGCCTGCACAGGCGCATAAGCTTAAAAATATTTGTGACGTTGCTGTACCCTTGCTGTCAACAGATTGGCAGGGGACTGCAGCGCCATATACGATACAGGTGGATTGGCCGGGGATGACCGACCGGGACATGCCGGAGGTGTGGCTTGTGCCTGCAGGTGACACGCCGTCTAACGCGGAGCTGGCGGCGGCGCGCCTGATCACGCCGTCAACAGAAAACGGACATATGCTGTTTTCGGCGTCAAGTAAGCCGTCCACATCCATCACGGCGCGGGTGACCGGCGTGCCGATATCCGGGGAGTTTACGGCGGCCAACATGGCGTCATTAGTCTCCAAAGTTGATCATATAAACACAGGTTTAGCCGGACAACTTAAGATGGCGACCATATCCGGCACAATCGCTGCTGTGTCCAGTAACAAGTATGTAGGCGGGTACGGGGCCGAAGCGCCGCTGTCCGGATTTACTGGGTA